AAATATAATTACCTGCTGACTTACTTAAATGCTCTACTGATTTACCTTGTAACAATCCGAACCTAGCTTGCATTTGCATATATTCTAGGGTATGCTCACGCTGATCTTGGGCTGTGATGCCCATTATTTCTAGTGTTCTACCTAATTCGCTTTTTATTAAACCCCCTGCTGTATTAACAAATTTGTCTAAACCTTCGGTTGTTCTTCCTGCAAATAAGCGAATTTCTTTACCTGCATTTTTAACAATATTGACAAAATCACCTACTTCAGCTAGAGACATTTGCATGGTATTAAGCTGGCGGTGCAATTGAGTCATGCCACCTGCACCTGCCAAGCTTGCTTTTGATAAATCATTGAAACCTTGGAATAATTTATCTCTAAGTCCTGCTAATGCGGTTTGAAATTCTAATGCTGCATTACTTGCTGCAGCATAAGTCTTAGCTGCAACACCTGCTGCTGCTGACACAACGCCAAATGCTATACCTAAAGGCCCACCAAATATCGCAGTAGCAGCACCCAAGCCAATTAAAAAGTTTCCTATACCATCAATAGCTTTATTAAATGCTTTTCCTACTTCTTCTGCTCTTTTCGCAACTACCTGCTGACCTCTTTCACCAGACACAAGTGCTTTTGTGTAGTTTATCTCAGCCACATAAGCAGCTTTCAAAATGTCTACTAAAGAATCTACTGCCAATCTAGCAAACAACAATGATGCACCTAACACTTTACTATTGCCTGCTAAATCAGTTAATCTTAAATACATAAGATTTAAAGCGCCATCAACACCACTTGAAGCATTAACTAATTCATTAAAAGATTTAGCACTTATAGTTTTTATATTTTTAGCTGCTTGAGCTGCCTCTTCTTCTGCTTTTAACCTATCTTTTAATGCTTTAAGAATATCATTGTCTACTCTACTATTTGCATCAATTTGACCTTGCAACTTTGCAAAACTAGATGTTAGACTAATAGTTTGTCTATCTAGTGTGCCAAAAGATTTTGAAACAAGCCCAGTCTCATCCACAAGTTCTCTAAAACGATTGTTTAGTTCATCAATAGTGGTAGGGTCTAAATTTTCAGCCATATTTTTGGTGTATAAATATTATCAATATATTTATCGTTATCAAAACCATGGAGAAATGATGACCAATCCACTAAAACAATATTTTCGTAGACCAGCAATTTATTTAAAATTACCAAGCGAAGGTAAATTTTATCCAACTGATGCTATTGAAATGCCACCAAATGGCGAGTTACCTGTTTTCCCCATGACCGCAATTGATGAAGTTACAAGCAAAACACCAGATGCATTATTCAATGGAACTGCCATAGTAGATATTATTAAAAGTTGTATGCCGAATATTAAAGACCCGTGGCATATTCCAAGTATGGATATGGATCCTATTATGATTGCAGTAAGATCAGCAACATCTGGTAATGATATGGATATGGACTCAATATGCCCAAATTGTAATACACCAGCAAACTATAAAATAAATTTAGTTGGATTACTTGGAAAAATTGAAGCCGAAGATTATGAAAAAGAATATGTAGTAGATGAACTTACAATTAAATATAAACCACTTAAATATAAAACCATTAATGATAGTACAATAAAGCAATTTGAAATGCAAATGCAAATTAATAAAATAACTGAGATGACCGATGAAGGTGAAAAGTTAAAAAAATCAGGTGAATTAATGAAGCAAATGAATTTGTCTAGTTTTAAATTAGTAAGTGAAAACATTGAATTTATAAAAATTGCCGATCAAGTTGTTACGAATAAAGATTATATACATGAATTTTTAACAAATACTGATAAAAATACATATGATAAAATTCGCCAACATGGGATAGATTTAAGAAAAAAAAGTGAGATCAAACCTATACATTTAAAATGTGATAATTGTGGTCATGAATATGATCAATCATTAGCATTGAATATTTCCGATTTTTTCGGTTAAGGCTTCTGAAACTTCCCTTTGAGGAAATTCAGAAGCTTATAGACAACATGGAAAATGAAGCCAAGGCAATTAAGGAAAACGCATTAAAATTATCTTGGTATATGAGAGGCGGTATTACTTATACCGATATACTTAACCTTGCACCATACGAAAGAGAAGTTATTGTAAAACTAGTAGAAGCAAATATGGAAACTACTAAGAAGACTGGATTACCTTATTTCTAAAAGACGAACTTCGTTCGTCTAAGACCTTCACTTCGTTCGGTCTTATTTTTTAATTATTATTTACTGAGATTACTTGCCGCTAGGATGTCCATGGTAGTGCTATTCAGCACTACCTGGTGACTTGCCATGCTTGTCAATCCGTGTTGTCTATGCCAATACATATAGCCTTACTGCTTATGTATCCTACCGGTTGCCCTGTAAAGTTTATGGCCTGTAGTGAAGCTAATGTCTTTAGACATTTCTTCGGCAACGCACATCCTATAACATCAAGACAAAATAGTTATAGGCTTGTTGAGTGTTCGCTTTGTCGATTGCACTCTCGGTATTTTGAGGATAACCCCCTACTCCAGTTCTGTCGGCACAGCACTACCTGTACTTCCTCAAGGAGGGTCGAAGAACTCCGACCAAACAAAATTTTAATGAATACTAATACTAGTTGATGATTGTGAAATAATTGACGTGGTGTCTAATTTTGCTGAATATGTTCTAAGTAGGTCTTTATTATTTTCAAAAAAATTGTCAAATTCAATAATGAGCCAGTTACCATATTTTTCTGATTTATAATACAAATAGTTATCAGTGATCCATTCGTAATCACATGATACAGCAACAAAACGTCCCTTACGATTAAACTTCAAAAAAAGTATATTCATATCATTTTGTTCTGCTACTGTCATTAACTGGTATAACCAATTATTCAATACTTTACAGTTACCTGTTAATACTAAATGAAATGGAAAGTCAGCATAACTTTTGCATTCTGCGTTGAAATGGGGAAAACTTTGTCCAGGTACAATGTCCCCTTTAAATGAACGAATCTGTCCTTCGTGTAAAATCTGTGTACGAGACTGATTCTTGCCGCCCACATACGCACCACTACCTGGGGCACGAATAAAACTTTCATTATAGGTCTTAGTTAAGAAAGTAGCTACTTCACGTTCAAAACTACTACCTTTTTGTTTTTGTGGACTGGGCATATACTATATAGTCAAAAAATTTATTTTTACAAAATTACTCAACATCAACGCTGGTGTTGTAACTTGTAAAACCGCCTTCCTTAATAACTTTTAACACATTTGGTACACGACCTGCTAATTCCTCACGATGTGATACAAGCCAAATACTCTTGTGTCTACGACGGCTCATATCTTTAAGTATAGCAATACTATTTTCTACACCCATAGTGTCTAATCCACTATCAATCAATTCATCAATAAACAATGTATTGATCGGTGCGTATAGGTTCTCCCAAACATCTCTAAAAGCAAAACTTAATCCTAAGATTAATCTGTTACGCTCGCCCCTCGACAAATTATCAAAATCAAGCTCACGACCTAATTCTGTAATCTCAACTTGTAAATCATTTTTGAACACAACTTGATGGGGCAAACCAATCTTATCTAAGTAATGTGTTAACCTAGAATTTAAATAACTTAAATTCTGATCAATAATCTTTTTACGAACAAAACTATCTTTACTTGTTAACATATCAAGTAAAAACTTTTGATGTTCCATAGTTTTTGTAAGTCTGTTAATTGTGTCAAAACTTACTTCTTGTAATGCTTTACTTTCCATATCAATGATTTGTTCACCATATGGATCAGTTTCACTTGTTTTAGTTTCAATCTGTTTAATTACATTTTCAATTTGACTGCTATGCTTTACTGCTTCTGCTTCTGTCAAATAATGTGTAATTGGTTTTTCAATTACAGTAATAGGATTCGCAACCAGTTCATCTAGTTGAAATTTATATTCATCTAACAGATTTTTACTTTCATTAAGTAAATTTAACTTACTATCTAATACTTTTTTATGTTGGTCATCATGTAGTTTATGTCCACATGCGTAACACTTATGATCTTTTAGTAAGTTTACCTCAGTAACAAGATTTTGATAATTTTTATTTTCTTTAGTAATATCTTTGCGTAAACTATCAACCTTACTATCGTAAATATTTTTAAGATTTACTTGATTATTATAGATAGCTAAATCTTTATGAGATTTTAGTTCATATTCAATATCAATTTGTGATAGCTTGGTATATTCAATTGCTAAGTTTTCAAGTTCTTCATCGTGTTTAGTATTCCATAATTTTTGTCTGCGTTTAAGTCCGTCAATTTGTTCTTTAACACGTTTATTTGCTTCTTCAACTGCTTTAACACGAAATTCTTCTTGTTGAATACTATCTTTACTTTGGCGAATTAAATCTTTTACTACTTCTGCTTTTTCAGAAAGTAATGTAATACCAAGCAATTGTTCAATAATATCACGTTGTTCGTTTGCTCTTAGTGCAAGGAATGGCTCACTGTAAGTATTAAGAGCAACAATATGCCTAAACATATCAGGTGACATACATATAGTACGTTCAATAAAGGCTTGTGTTTCTTTATTCTCGCCCTGTGCATCATCCTGCGATTTCTGTAGTGTGTTGTTAACATAAAATTTTAATAGATTAGGTTTACGACCACGTTCAATCTTGTAGTCTGTACCATTTACATTAAAATCTAATGTAACAAGCAAACCCTTGCCATTTGTACGATTAACAAGATTATCTTTACGAATATTATTTATAGGTACGCCAAACAATGCATAGCATAAACCTTGAATTAGTGTGGTTTTACCAGTACCATTTCTAGCACCGTCGCCACCTAAGTCTAAGTTTTCCCCTAAGATTAATGTGAGTTCTTTTCTATCAAAGTTTACTGCCTGTGTAACTTGGCCAATACTAAGAAAGTTACGCAGGGTAATGTTTTGTAATTTAATCATAAACTATTATAAATGTCCAACAACAATTTTTTGTCAAAACTATTGCTTTCAATTGCACCGATTTGGTCTAACACAATTTGATCTACGCTTTCAAATTTTAATCCGTCAAAATTACCTTGTTCAACATTCTCAAGTTTCATTGGGATTAATGTAATTTCACGCAGTTTATGTTCAGGAATAAATGTTTCACGCAAAAAGTTTGCCTCCTCATAGCTGATATCAATATCAAGATGTACTCTAACATGACTATCAATCAATAGCAAGCCCTCTGGATTTTCTAGTATTTCACTTAACTTATGTACACGATAAACAGGTTGTCGTGGCCAACTATGAAAGACTGGTTCTTCGCCCCATTCTAAGATCATCATACCACGTGCGTCATCACCTGCATCAGCATAATTATGTGGGAAAGCATTTCCTATATACCAAATGTTTTTTCTAGCTTGGCGTTTATGAAAATGCCCACTAAAAACTTTTTCAAAATTACCGAAATGTTCTTCGTTAATCTCTCCATGATCAGGCATCTCTACCATAGCATTCATATAAAAATATGGTAGTTCTAAATGACCAAACAAATATTTACCTTTCATCTTTTGTACTTTTTTGTAATCATCCTGCACTAACCATGGAAGAATTACAACATCATCTTTTTTGTAAAAGTCATTGATGATTTGTACATTTGGTAAATGTTTTGCCCATTCTACGCTATGAATGTCACGACGGTCACGATAATATAGGTCATGATTGCCTGGAATAAAATAAACCATGTCAAAGTTTTGACTTAGTTTTTCTAGTCCACGCAAACCAAACTGCAATGTATGAATATTGATACTTGCTCTGTGGTGGTTATAATCACCTAAGAAAAAGCAAGTTTCACAATTTTCTTTCTTTGCTTTTTCTATGAACCAGTCAACAAAATTATCACAGTCTAGGTTATGTTGTAGACTGTTTGATTTTAGACCATAGTGAATATCAGTAAAAAATGCTGCTTTTTTAAATAAATTTGCCATTCTTCAGTATAATATTTTTGTGGTATATAATCAAACTGTTTGGTATTATTCGTTTAACCAAGCTTTATCACTGATACCTGAATTCATACGTGAATAGCTTGGGTTTAATCCATTCATTTCTAATATATCATCACGTATGTTTTGGTTACGTTTTTCAGTATTGAGAACTCTACAAAAACTATTTGTAATTGCTGCGGTATAATATGCAAATGGGTTACTTGATTTTGCTTCATTAAATCTTAATCCAACATAAGTCAATTGTAGTATTGCTGAATTACGCATTTCATCATTATAAGTATATCCGCGCCAATTAAATTTCATTGCGTATTTTTCACATAACATAATATACATTCTAGCAAGTTTGTCTGTAAGATTACCATGGTCTTTGCTAAAATGACCACGTTTTACACCACCTACCCAATGACTTTTACCTACACAATAAAAGTTACCTTCTTCATCAATTTTATAATGTTGGAAAGGAGGGAAATTGACTTTCATATGTACCATATCATCAACTTCACCTGCAGTGGTTGGGTCTTCTAAATCTTTAAAAATTTCTTCGTCAATATCATCAAATTCCATTATATCAATAGCAGTTTTCTTTTTTGCTGTTTTCTTAACTGCTTTTGGGCTAAGTGGGATATGGTCCCAAGTCATTACACGAAATACTAAATCAGTGCTGGCTATAGATTTTGGTTCTACTTTTGTTCCAGTTTCAACTGATAATCTAGCAGCACGATTTTCTTTTGCTTGTTTAAGTGTATCACGCTTATGTGCGTATTTTAAACTGCTCTCAAGTGGGTCTTGAGGCATATCAACAATCAAATCATATTGATGATATTCAGGTTTGGTAAAATAGCAATAGCTGTTTTTACTTTCGTGTATTTCTTTTAAAATGTCTTTATTATTAAGGTAGTTAACAGGTTTTTTAGTGATACTCATAGAATCCTTTATTTTCAAATATTATAACACATTAGTTGCGGAGGACACAACAGTTTAGGGAGTGTAATGGGTAAAAATGTGCTATTTTTATTTAGCTAAATATAAGATAGGATTAAACTCATGTCTAACCAAAAAACAGCAGAAGAATGGAAAACTGTCAGGGATGAAGCACAAAGGGAAATTGACCGTGTTAGGCCCTTATTAAGACAAGCTACCATTGCCCTTAAAAATGCTGATGATAGATTTAATACATTAAGTGCCCAAGAAAATCAACTTAGTGGTGATCCCACAAAAGTTGCAGAATATCAAGCAGCAAGAAATGCTAGAATTGAATATCGTAGAAATTTTGTTTTACCAGCCAAAAATGCAGAACAACAATTGCGTGATGAATTAAATGCTGCACAAAGAGATTATAATTATTCATCAGAACAGATAACTATTGCACAGTCAGGACCACCAAACACAAATACTAACACACCACCTGCAAGTGCAGAACCTGGAAATCCTACACAACTTACCACACCTCCTGTTGAACCAATAGAAAATGATAGTGCATTTGTTCTTGCTAATCAAAAACCATCAGCATTAGCACAAGATGCTGAAGGTATACAACCACAAGAACAGGCAAATATTGCAGTTAATACACAGGGATTACTTGTTCGTGCTGAAGATGGAAGTGTTGCACAAGGTATAGCTATAAATCCTGAAACAGGAGAAACTTATTATACAGACGCCCCTTATGCAACTAGTAATACACGAGGTATACAAGGACAAAGTAATGATGCACAATCACAGGCAAGCATTCAAGATAGTGTAAATTTTGCTACAAGGCAAGATTGGCGTGTCAAATTGGTACTTGCAGAAAATGCGGATTATCTTTACAAAGCTACTCCGCCTGGGATATTACAGCCATTAATTGCCACAAAGGGTATAGTTTTTCCTTATACTCCTACTATTAATGTAACATATACTGCAACATATGATCAGCAATCTTTAACACATAATAATTACAAGGTGGTTCAATATCAAGGTAGCAGTGTTGAAAATGTTCAAATTACTTGTGATTTTACTGCACAAGATACTTTTGAGGCAAATTATGTTTTAGCTGTCATACATTTTTTAAGATCAGCAACAAAAATGTTTTATGGACAAGATGAAAAACCTAAGTTGGGAACTCCCCCTCCATTGTTATTTTTAAAAGGGTATGGAGCTTTTCAATTTGATAACCATCCATTGGTTATTTCAAGTTTTACATATAATTTGCCTAATGATATTGATTATATAAGAGCAAGTTCTACTACCACATTAGCTGGTGTAAGCAAGGATACCAATGCAACTGCAAACGCAACAAATACTAGTACTAGACAATTACCTCCTAATTTAGGACCTGGAGGAAATCCCACTCCTACACAATTTTCAAATCCTAATGCTAGTACAAGAGAACCTACTTATGTACCGACAAAGATACAAATACAAATGACTTGTATACCTGTAGTAAGTAGAAAAGATATCAGTGATAGGTTTAGTTTTAAAGATTATGCTACTGGCAAATTATTACAAGGTAGTAAATTAAATAATGCAGGAATTTGGTAATGGCTATTAATACTCTTTATCCAGCAACAAGTCCATATTACAATACAAGTGTAACCAATGCAAAATATTTGGATTTTATGAATTATCGTCCTATTCCCATGAATCCAAGTGATGTATACACTGTTCTTACAGAAACATATCAATATCGTCCTGATTTATTGGCGTATGACTTATATGGCGATGCAAGATTATGGTGGGTGTTTGCTCAAAGAAATCCTAATCGTTTGGGAAATGATCCTTATTTTGATTTTGTAGCAGGGTTAGGAATTTATGTACCGAAATTAGAAACATTAAAACAAGCTTTAGGAATTTAAATGACAACCTTAGTGGGAGAAGCAGATGGCGATAGAAGCACAGGTGACGCTTCAGTTGCAGAACGAGTTGCACAACAACAAACACAAACTGATAATAATAGTCCGTCTAGACCAGGTAGAAGATTATATAATCCATTAAGTCAATTTGCAAGTTATACCTATAATTTAAGTTTATATATGGTAACGCCAGAAGCATATGATGCATTTATTCAATCTGGTAGAAAAAACATAAATGCGTTTGCACAAGCATCAGCTAATGCAACCGAGGAGCTAGCAGCAGGGGTATATCTAATTGCACAGAGTGGCGGAGTTAATAATAGTACCTCACGCATAGCGCCTGGGTTTGAATTAAACTATTACATAGATAATTTAAAAATAAAAACATTATGTAATTTTTCAGAAACTCAAACTAATGTTATAGTAAGTGATATGAATTTTCAAATTATTGAACCATATGGGTTTAGTTTTATAACTAATTTGAAAAATGCACAGGATTCACTACAAGAATATGTTAATGCAACTGGAAGATCACAAAAGGGTTTACAAAACCCAACAAGACAATTTTTTATATTAGGTATAAAATTTGTAGGTTATGATCAGCAAGGAAACATAGTAGATACAAGTACAAATACTTTTCAAGATGATCCTGCCGCATCTAATGGTGTATTTGAAAACTTTTTTGATATTGTTTTTAGAACAGTTAAATTTGAAATTACTGGTAAGGCAAGTGTTTACACAATAGAAGCAGCCAGTTTACCAAGTTATGAAGCGTTTGGAATTAAACGAGGTTTAATTGATTTGGGAGCTAATTTTGAAGCTACTACAGTTTATGATGCTATTGAAAAACTAAAAGAAAAATTAAATAGTGACCAACAAAATTTATTAAACAGTGATCCACCTGCTGTGAAATATGCAGACGAGTATGACTTTCAATACAAAGATGACATGGAAGCAAGATTTCAAACAGCAATCGTTGTTAGTCAAGCTGATTTACAAAAATACACTTGGGGAGGTTCAGGGGCAAAAACAACAGATGAAGTTACGGAAGACAGAGCTAATTCTTCAATTGCAAATAATAGAAAAAGACAGTTTACCTTTCAAGGAACAACACCTGTAATACAGGCTCTTAATCAAATAGTTAGCCAAAGTAGTTACTTAGAAGATGCGTTAAAAGTAATTTACACAACCAATGTAGAGCCTAATCCAGAAAAAAAATCAGATGATCAAATAGATCCAAAAAGTAAAACTCCTGTACGTTGGTTTAATGTAAGTGCTGTATTAAGTGATGCAAAATGGGATGATATTAGAAGTGATTTTGCATATAAAATTACATACATTATTACTCCATATGATACTCCTGTCATACAAAATTCTTACAGTAATCCAGGCGTAAAGTATTATGGCCCACATAAACGATATAAATATTGGTACACAGGAAAAAATCAGGAAATCATAAGTTATAAACACACATTAAATACAGCCTTTTTTAATCAGGTGTTAGATAGTGCATTAACAGATGCTTTAGCTACAGGTGGACCTGTAGATGTTCCTCAAAAACCAAATCAACGAGTAAATCAACCCCATTTAGGTAAATTAAATTTAGGAATGGAAGCACAAAACGCTTACATAAACAATTTGTATAGTCCTGCTGATTTTGCTGAAGCTAAAATAAGTATTTTGGGTGATCCTGATTACCTTATAAGTGATAGTGAATTACCAACAAGTGCTCAAAATGTTTATAATAAATTTTATGGTAATGATGGATTTACAATTAAAGCAAATGGTGGTCAAGTTTTTATTGAGATAGATTTTATTGAGGCTGTTGATGTTGATACAGGTACAGGCATAATGAAGTTAAATGATAAAATATTATTTTGGCGATATCCTGATGACATTAGCAAGGTAGTTGAAGGTGTTAGTTATAGAGTTACACAGGTTGATAGTGTTTTTAATCAAGGAAAGTTTACGCAGTTATTAACTTGTAAAATCAATACATTTGATGATCCTGGAACATTACCTGAACAAGGTCGTGAAGATAATAGTTTTAATGTTGCTGAAAGCAGAAGATTGAGTAATCGCCAACAACCAGGAACTCCTTCAGCACCAGGAACAGATGCATCTGGAACTGGAACAACTGGTACTACAGGATTAAGAGGAGATAGTCCAGTTTCTAATATCTCTCCAACTTCAACAGGTAATTCCGTTGTTCAACGATTTCCTCCATCAGGTACTAACGAAGATGACAATCCTTTCCAAGGCTTCATCAGGTACTAACGAAGATGACAATCCTTTCCAAGGTGGACCAATTTAAAATGAATTATATCAATAGTAATTAGGAATAGCTATGGCAGAAAATGATTTTAAAGCACATGGAGTATTACCTGGAGCTCAACCAGATTCAGGTGGTAAAGCACCTATACGCCCTGTTCCATTGCTTGCTGTTGTTAAAGATAATATTGATCCAAATAGATCAGGACGAATTTGGGTGTATTTAAGTGACAATTCAGGTAAAAATCCTGATGATAGAGGTAATTGGACTCCTGTTAATTTTTTAAGTTCTTTTTACGGGCAGACAACGCCCTCAGGAAATAATGATAATTTTGGTACTTATAAGAACAATCCAAATAGCTATGGATTTTGGCATAGTCCACCTGATATAGGCACTGTAGTAGTTGTATTATTTGTTGACGGTGATCAAAGCAAAGGATTTTATTTAGGTTCTATACCTGATCCTAGCGCATTACAAATGCTTCCTGCCATAGGTGCTACGGATAATATTGTAGCTAACTCGGGTGAAGCACAAAGTTATGGTGGGGCAACAAGGTTACCTGTAGCTAATATTAACAAAAACAATCCAGGTATTAATAATGATATAGAGTTTTTTAGAGCTCCAAAACCTATTCATAGTTATGCAGCAGCGGTTTACACACAACAAGGATTAATTCGTGATCCAGTACGAGGACCAATTAGTAGTAGCGCACAGCGTGAAACTCCTAGCAGAGTTGGGTGGGGAGTAAGCACTCCTGGTAGACCTATTTATGAAGGTGGTTATACAGATGAATCAATAGTAGATAATTTATCAGGTGGTGACAGACAAAACTTAAAGATTGTAGGGCGCAGAGCTGGACATACCATAGTTATGGATGATGGTGATATTATTGGGCGTGATCAACTTATTAGAATTCGTAGTACAAAAGGTCATCAAATTTTAATGAGTGACGATGCTCAAACTTTATTCATAATTCATAGTAATGGTCAAAGTTATATTGAATTAGGTAAAGAAGGCACTGTAGATATTTTCAGTACCAATAGTTTTAATATTAGAACTCAAGGAGACTTAAATTTACATGCTGATAATAATGTAAACATACATGCTGCAAAAAAGTTAAGTATTCAAAGTGAAAATTTTCATATGAATACTGATCAGGAATTTTTACAAAGAGTTGGTACAAATTATAATTTACACGCATTGGGTAAAATTCTGTCAAAAACTGATGGGACCATGAGCTATGAAAGTGCAGGAGATAGTTCATTTTTAAGCAAATCAAATACATTTATTAATGGCAGTAAAATTAATTTAAACACAGGAAAAGCAAGCAGTGTCCCTCAAGAAGTTAAACCTGTACCAATTGTTGCACAAACTGATACTTTATATGATGAGACAAAAGGATATGCTGCTGCTCCTGGTAAACTATTAACAATAGTAAGTAGAGCACCTGCTCATGCACCGTGGGCTAATGCAAATCAAGGGGTAGATGTAAAAGTTAGCCCAAGTGCAGCAGATAATTTATCACAACCAGCAACGCCTGCAGTTGAACAAGTAAATCAAGCAGCACAAGGTAGTCAAGTAACACCAACTAGTGTTGCTACAAGTTCAACGGTACCTGGCCTACCTGCTGTAAGTGAATCAATTGATAAGTCTACAACTGCTGTAGCAGTAAGTCAAATGGCAGTAGATGCAGCAACAGGACCAGCAAAAGATGTGGTAAAACAAGGGGTCGGTGTGGTAACACAAGATGGTGTAAAGACACTAGCAGCAGGTGCTTTTGCTATGAATCCTCAACAAATGGAACAAAGTGGAATTATAAAACCAGGGTCTGCTTCATTGGTTAGTTCTTTAATTGCATCAGGTAAAACACCACAACAGGCATTACCTAGTTCATTGTTTACGGGTTTAGCAGGTGTTCAAAACATTACACAACTTGCAACCAATGTTACAGGACAAGCGTATGGAGTAGTTAGAAACTTACAACAATCACAACGAGCATTACAACAACTAGGTATATTGTCTGGAAAAGAAAGTGGAGTACAATCATTAGGTAGTGTAATGGCATCAGCTACGAAAGGTGTAGCCAAAGTAACTTCAGTAATAAGAACAGTACAAGGTGTAAGTAACATAGCTAATTTAGCAGCACAGGGCGCAAATGGTAATGTATTGGGTGCCATAGCAGCGGGAACATTTGCTGCAAGTTTAGCTCAAAGTAAAGTCAAAGGATTAGCAGGTATTAATCAAGCACTAAGTGCAGCAGGTCGTGTTCAAACATTAGGTGGATTAAATGCAGCAGCACAGGGTATTGCAGCAGCAGCATTTGATAAGATATTAGGCGGATTTAAACCACTTAAACCAGGAGTGCCACAAAACTTATTCAATATTGCAAGACAAAATTTAGTTGCATCAGTTGGTCAAGCCAGTGTTAATACATTATTAGGTGCTCCTGCAGCCGGTGGAAATCTTACAGACATTGCAGCATCAGTTGCTTCAAATACATTAAGAGGGGCAACTGCAAGTCTTGCTAGTGGTATGGGTAATTTACCTGGTGGATTACGAGTTGCAGCAGCAGTCGTAAATAATAGCCTGAGATATAATACATTACCTGGTGTAAACAATGTAAGTGGTACTGCAACTGATACAGGAACAGCAGTTCTAAACGCATTGAGTCCTAGTAACTTATTAAGTGCAACTGCTAGAACATTTGCACCTGCTATTTCTCCAATAATAGGTGCTGCTAACAATATTACTAACCTAGCAAATAGTTTCTTACCAAAAGATGCACAACTTAAATCACCTGGCGCTCTATTAGGTTTAGCAAATACAGGATTGCCTCAAAGTGCTGTAGCACAATTAACTGGTGCTTTAAGTGCGTTAAATTTCGGTGGAGGAAATCCAGTTCGTATGCCTGTAGTTGCGACCAATACATATAGCAGAACTGGAATTAACACACAAATTACTAATGTATTAGGTGATCCAAAGATACCAGCTCCAAACTTTAGTGGTGGTGGAACTCCTGAAAACAATGCAGCAATTCAAGCAATAGAAAGACAAACTCAAAAACTTAATGATGACAATGCAAAAAGAAAAGTACTTCTTGATAGATTTGCTACACAAAGGGATATAGCATTGGCAGCTAGAAAAGCATATGCCGATGCACTAAACACATTACCTGAGGGCGATCCAGCATTAATAGAATTAAAACAGAAATTTGATGAGGAACATGCTAAAGTATTACAAATCAAAGCAGAGTATGAACAATTGATTTTATCAACCTAATAAATAAATGATAAGGATATATAATGCCATACTATATTGGATTTAGTACAATTAATGCTAATAAACCAAGGTCCTCTAACCTAGTACAGGGCAATGCAGGTGGTGTTGGTAATACAACCAAAAGTATTGTTTTTGGTAAAAAATTTAGAACTACAAATACAGAACTTGTAATTCAAGATTTATTGAATGCGCTTAACATTAAAAAAGGGCAAAAAGTTGGGCAACCAAATTATGGTACTACACTATGGGATTATGTATTTGATCCAAATACAGCAGATGATCAGTATGCTATTGAAAATGAAATGCGTAGAGTAATTAGCTTAGATCCTAGAATACAAACAAATACCGTAAAAGCATATCCAAAAGATAATGGTATTTTATTAGAAATAGAAATAGCAGTTACGCCATTTAACGAAGCAACATTATTAGGTGTGTTTTTTAATAGTACAACAAATACAGCGACCCTACAACAGTCATAAAAACACTACTATTTTGGTATGATAAATACTAAAAAGAGAAAGATATGGCTAAAAGTTCACGACAATCAGCACTTTTTGGTGTAAATGACTGGCAGGCTATTTACCAAACATTTCGTGAGGCAGATTTCCGTAGTTATGATTACGAAACCTTGCGTAAAAGTTTTATAGACTACCTAAGACTTTATTATCCTGAAACTTTTAACGATTATATTGAAAGCAGTGAATTTATAGCACTGCTTGATGTTATGGCATTTATGGGACAGGGATTAGCGTTTCGCAATGATTTAAACGCTAGAGAAAACTTTTTAGATACAGCAGAACGCCGTGATAGTGTTATAAAATTAGCTAATCTTGTAAGCTATACACCAAAAAGAAATTTAACTGGTCAAGGTTATCTTAAAGTTACCAGTGTAAGAACAACAGAAAATGTTATAGATTTAAATGGTATTAATTTATCAAACAGTACAATATTATGGAATGATGCTGCAAATCCAAATTGGCAAGAACAGTTTAATGCAATTATTAATGCAACATTAATAAATCCTCAACGAGTAGGTAGACCTGGAAATAGTGCTGAAATATTGGGAGTTAACACTCAGGAATATGTAATAAGTATTCCTGCTACTAGTTTACCAGTTGTACCATTTAGTTCTACAGTTGATGGAATAGCCATGCCCTTTGAATTAGTAAGTGTTACTAGTTTAAATGAAGATTATATCTATGAAATACCACCTGCTCCAACAGGAAGATTTAATATTCTTTATAGAAACGATCAATTAGGATTTGGCAGCCCTGATACAGGATTTTTCTTTTATTTTAAGCAAGGAACATTACAAGCAGTTGATTTTAATTTTGAACAACAAATTAGTAACCAAGTTGCCAATATTGATATACAGGGTATTAATAACACAGATACTTGGCTATATCAATTAAATGTTAATAATAATTCTAGGTTATTATGGAAACAAGTTGAAAATGTTTACGCTAATGCGTATTTGCAAACAGAAAATAGTGTAAGAAATATTTTCAGTGTAGATAGCAGATTTAATGACCAAGTTAGCTATGTATTTGGCGATGGAGTGTTCAGTGAGATACCTGTTGGTCAGTTTAGAGCATATGTGAGAAATGGAAACGCATTAACATATACAATTGATCCTAGCGAAATGCAAGGAATAAGTGTTACATTTACTTACATAAGTAGATCGGGTCGCAATGAAAATATAACTTTTGTTATGGAGTTGCCATTAGCTGTTAGTACTGCACAGGCTAGGGAATCATTAGCTGAAATTAAACAACGAGCACCGACACGCTATTACACACAAAATCGTATGGTAAATGGAGAGGATTATAATAATTTTCCATTTACATTGTATAATAGTATTATTAAAAGTAAAGCAATTAATCGTAGTAGTATCGGCGTAAGTAAAAATCTAGACTTATTAGATCCTACTGGCAAATATTCAAGCATTAATACTTTTGGCACAGATGGAGCACTATATCAAGATGATGCTGATGGATATTTTGTAAGGTCATTTATTGATACCAGTGCAATAAGAGCATTTATTGTAGAGCTTGCCTCTACATTAGGTACAAACAATCCTGTACAGTACTATATACAAAATTATACTAGATACGATATTAATACAGCTTCATTAGATGGAACTGTTTATTGGAACAATAGCACTGTAAATTCAAACAGTGATACAGGATATTTTTACACACTTAGTGGCACAACCCAAGTACCTGCTTCAATTAACACTTATGCAAGTTATAATTTAAAATATGTAACAATCGGTGCCTTAGTTAGATTTGTAGCTCCAGCAGGTTACTATTTTACAAATCAATATAGGTTAGTAAGTGGGATTCCACCTGCTAATGCTATTACTGAATTTTGGACAACAATTTTAAATGTAATTGGTGATGGTACAAATAATGGTGATGGTAATTTCGTAAATGGTAGCGGACCAGTTACAGTTAATGGATATGTACCTACAGGTGCTATAATTAATCAAGTTATCCCTGTGTTTGATAATACATTTTCAATAAATTTAATTAATGAAATAACAATAAAAATGGAATTAGCACAAGACTTTACTTTAGTTTTTGATAATTCATTATTAGTTACACAAGAAAGATGGATAGTTGATGACATTGATGCTACAAATTGGTTTGTAACATTTTATTCATTAGGAAACAATATTTACAGAGTAACATATAAATCATTAGCCTATTTGTTTGGAAGTGTTAGTCAAACAAGGTTTGTATATAGTGAAAATGAATTAGTTTATGATCCATTTTCGGGTAAAGTTTTACAAGATAATGTAGAAATTTTAAGTATTAATACGCTACCAAATTCAACTACAAGTTTAGGAATTAATTATAAAGTTAATGTTGTAGGACAGCAAGTTGAAAGTGATGGGTATGTTAATAATTTTGAAATTGAAGTATCAAGCACTGATGAGAACAACAAACAAATAATCGTTAATCCTGATTTTTTCACTGACATAACAGGATATGTAACAGGTGCAAGCAATATAGGAATATACGCATTTTTTGAAACTATACAAGATCCAGTAAATTTAAGCAAATTACAACTAATTCCTACAATTGATGTAGCTTATCAATATGCAACTAAAGCACAAGTTGAAGTAGTAAAGTATGATTACCCTCTTGGACAGCTTTTTTATGCGTACAGTGATAATAAGTTTTATAAAACTGTACAAGATACTACAGTAGTTACCCCGTATTATATTTTAGTTGAACAAACTAATTATAGTGTAAAACCAGGTCGTCAAGGTTTAAG